CAAGGGTGAAGACTTACAGAGCGACCATATATTGCCTGTGAGCAAATACCCTATGATGAGGTTATGGTTGTGTAACCTGGCGCTTAGGTGTGGGCCATGCAATAAAAAGAAAGGGACTAAGTTTTACATTAGCCCCAGGTCATTATTGTTATTAGGAGTTTATTATTCTGTGAAGATAATTGTGCGCACCCTGTTGATAGCCTGTTTATTGTTTGTGGGCCATATTGTTTATCTTGATTTAATGGCGGGCCCGTTCGATACGACGTTCTTCTATCAGACCTATGTGCGCTTTTTCCAGCTTTACGCCGATTCAATTTCCCTCACACGGTTTTTCCAGTGATCAACGTCTTCAATGAGCAAGTCAAGCTCATAAGTATCATACTCGGTGCGCTCGCTAGCCGGCTTTAATATCAATCGCTCTAGTTCCTGCTTTGCTTTAAACAGCTGAAACTCTGCCGTATTCATATCAATAAGCCGCCTCTGTTTAAAGTCGGCTTCTTCAATAGTGGTCTCGGCGTGCGAGTGCATCCAGCCACCAACGGCAACAGCTGTCGTTAGGATGCCAAGTATTGCAGGAACTTTTGTAAGCGTCATAATTATTATCTCTGTTCGGCTTATTTAGTTAGGGATTCTTAGCACCTTAAACCCAACACCACCTGAGTCAGCCACACCGACAGTCACGCGCTCAAGGGTGGCGTTATCTACATCATAAAGAAGCATAGAGGTATTGCCTGCTGTAGCGTCATTATCAGCGCTTATTCTTGTTACATCGTCAACCCTTAAGCTAGCAGACGCACCCGCTAATGCGTATTCGCCTTCAATATCCCAGCCATTAGCAGGCACTGATTTAGGTGATATAACTTGGTGGCCTCTTGGTAGATAAAGCTGAGACCTACCGCCGCCCGGTGCATCGCCAGTTAAGGCGATCTCATCACCATCGATAGTAGTGTAACTATTTACACCGATTGTAGTGTCGTTAACTCGGTTGAGCTTAATTCCTGACAAGCCCTCAGAAATAGGGTTGCCCGAAATAACACCAGCATCAACGCGGTCGCATAGTATCTGGGTACCGTCATAAGAACCGGGGCCAAGCGCTGTGGTAGAATTATTCTTAGAACAGGTGTTACCTATAACAGTGGGGTTTATCACAGAATCTGCACCCGCATTATCCCCAAGATGCAAGCCCGCTGAGTTTACGTTGTAATTCTTACCGAACCTATTACCAATTATCTGAGGGTTTGTGCCGATAAATTTACCACCAGTATTGCACTGGTCAAGCTTGTTAAGTGTGATTAAGTTGTTGCTTCCATCTTCAAGCACCCCATTATCAAAGCCTTTCTTAATCTCGCCATCACTGACAACATTATCAGAGCCGGTGACATGAATACCAATACTACCTGTAGTGATGCCTGTGCCGTCCAGGATGGTTACAGGCTCGGCATCAATCAGGAATGACTCAAAATGATTAGCGCCAGACTCCAGGGCGACGCACGCGGTAGGACTCGTTGCATCAAACCGAGTAATCAGTATATTTTTAGTAGATACGATTCCGCTACTGGTGGCAGTGACAGCCCTTGTTGCATTCTGATCCATATCAATAGATATGTCCCTTAGAATCAATTGAAAAGAGTTTTCTGCTAAAAATACGCTTTTCGCTGTGTCATTGAAATCACACAAGAAAGTACAATCAGCCGCCGATAGTGAATAATCATAACGGTCACACTCTATAATAACGCTTCGAGTGGTCGCTAATTCATCAGTCAAACGATAGGGGCCGCCATAAGCTGTTACATGGGCAGACGCATCAATAGCAGCCTGAGTAGCTGCTGTATCATCGGTTACGCCATCACCAACAGCGCCCCACTGCTTAACACTACGAACACCTCTTGGGAATAACCCTTTAGCCTGCAATCCTGAGCCAGCAAGATCAATAAACGAACCGCCGTCATCGGTGCCAGTAGCAGCCGCTACAATCTCATAGGTATTATCGCCACTGTCGCCATTAGCGTTATAGCCTGTCGTTACTACAAAATCACCAATAGTAAGATTGGTTGCAGACTTAAGCGCGGTCAATGTACCCGATAGATCCCCTGGCACAATTACGCTAGGCACTCCGGTATTTTCTAGCCCGGTTTCAGAACCATTCCAGACCATAAAAAGTCCAGCAGAGGGCGCCGGCAAAGTCAAAGCTGTGGCATTTTGCAATGAGTTTTGAAAGGCCAGTGTTCGATTAGATTTATCTTCGACCTGTTTTACCAATGAAACGACAGTATCGAAATCAGCGTTAACGGTATCGGGCAGAAAGTCACCGCTATTCTGATAGTCAGTAGTCCGAGCTTCTGGAATATTAGAAACGATGGTTACTAAATCACCGTTGCTTGTACCTGAATCTAGCGTGATAAAGCCGCCGTCCTCATCGCCAATACTAGATGGGTCGATAGTGTAGGCCGTGGTGATATCCGTAGAATCGTTAGGCTCTTGACCGGAGGGCGTTATATAAACATTCAGCTGGCCATCAGCAAAGATCTTGAACGTATAGTTAAATACGGTCTGAGCTGCTGAGGCTGTGTATTCATCTCTAACATCGTTAGTTGTTATGGTCATTGCGCAAACTCCGGTGTGGCTTCCCCTGGTTTCCACCAGTAGCCTTGATTGAATTCTTTTTGCCGCTTCTTAGCTATCGTGTTAAATCTACGTTGGGCATCTTGGTTGGCCATCATTTCAATCTGATCATACATAGCATCAGTGAATAGCCTAGTCTGCCAAATATCAGGCGCGTATCGTTTGCCCAACTGTATGGCTTCGCCAAGAATATTAGTCTCTTCACCCTTTACCGCTTCTCGGATATTGCCAAGTGTAAACTTAACCGCTGTGTCTAACAATTGACCAGTAGGCCCGGTCAGCGTTTGAGTAATACCGCCGCCAAATCTATTCACATCCGAAAATAAGAAGTCGCCAAAAATACCTAAGCCACCGCCCTGCTGAAAGGCAGCCATAACAAACTTAGGATCGTCCATTGGTCTAGGCTCACGACCTGCGCCAATATCTTTCACTTGTAAAGCTAGGCCACCCATCACTGTGCTTGTGACTGCGAATAATCCAGCATAGGCCAGCTTATCGGCTGTAGTTGCTTGATAGGCAGCCCGGTAAAAGTGGGTAGTTGCAATGGTGATAGGGAATGACTTAAGCATCATTGCTGAGCGCCAAGCCTGCCCCTCTATGGTTGATCGTCCAAGCCCGCCAGTGGTTATAGCCCTAACCTTTGCGTCTGGTGTAGGTACTGCAAAATCAGTCTCACTTAATACCATTTGATGGAACTTTTTCCCGCCCTCTTGTGTCATATCGGCAAACTTAGAACCCTTAAAGTTTAAAGGCTCAGTCTTCCTGAATGAATCCCATAATTGAGAATCAATACCATAAGACTCAAAAGCTCGACGCACATTAGAATCTAGCTCATCCAATGACTTGCCAAAATTATCAGCCAGCATTGAAGCGTATTCCATCCCAAAGGCTTTGCGGCCTGCATCAGTCCAGGGCGCTAGCAGGGAACCACGCATTACCCCCTCAGCAGCTTTGGCGGTAACACCGTTGCCGTATACATCGGAATATCTATTGGAGCCGTGCGCGCGTCCTAGCCACGCATCAGCAATAAGTCCCATCTTAACAGCTGCCACCCGGTCAGCTTCGTTAGCAGGATTTAGCAGCGCGGTTTGCCTAGCAAATACCTTTACTGATGGAACGCCGTTATACCTTGCTGTAATCCCACTAAAGCCGACATCAGACAAAGCAGATAAAAATGCACTACCTAGAATACCGGCAGACAATACATTTCTTGTTGATTGGAACATATCAGCAACGCCGGTTAGCTCGCCCTGGTTAATCTTTCCAGACACTACATTGTATTGAGCCTGGGCCATGAACTTTTGACGCCCGGTAAACTTTTTCTTTTTCTCAATCTGAGCCTGCAATGCTTTGAAAGTAGACTCCGGGCTTGTACCTAGAACCTCCATCACAGCAATATCGTTGGCTTTCATTTCAATATGATCTGTTAATGTGGTGAAAATATCACCCTTGCCAAATTCCTTTTGATACTCAAGCCAAGAATCAGCATCTTTGAAATATAAGAATCTGCGCTCAGAACCCTTGCGGCTTAACTTCTTGCCAAGCATAGGCACCGTGAAGTCTTTAGCTTTATTCAGGCCACCGCTTGTGATTGTCTCGAATGTATAATTAAGCCCGGCTACAAAATCCTCGTCGGTCAAAGCCTTGCCGGTATCGTCTAGCATTTGGCTTCTATCGAGCATTGGAGCTATTTTGTTTCTCCAGGTTTCGAGGCCCATTTTTTCTATGGCCCTGGCGTCATGGTTTTGTGGCAATAACCATTTTTCATTCTTGCTAATAGATCCGCCTTTAGCATTAAACTCCACGCGGATATTCTCAGTAACATCAGCCCAATCTTTAGCGAAGCGCATAATATCGGCGTCTTCTACAGTCTCGCCGTAGATGGCTTTGGTTAATTGACGCAATCCCTCTTCATCCTGGGAAAAGCCCAGGCTTCTAGTTCTAAAGCGTGATAATGCCTCGGCCATCTGTGAATGGAACTTCCCCTCATAATAACGGCCTAAATATTCGACGTTTGAATAGCCCGCTTTACCGGCAGCATCTTTTGTTAGCAAGGCAATTAATCCACCGTACTCACTGCCCTTGTAACCCTGGACATTATCCCAGGCATCAGCCAGACGAATAGCCTGTATTGCAGCCTCTCTTTTCTGCCGGGTTAAATCACCAACAATAGAGTTGATCGCCGTTTCAGGATCATCAGCAGACTTGATGCGCTCGGCAACGTCTTTAGTTATCTTTCCAGCTTTAAAAGCCTGCTCTATACAGAGATCGAAACTAGCCATAGGCACAAGTTAACACCGAATCGATGCCCTCCAGTTCGTCGTCAATAGATTTCATAAACTCCCCAGCACTAACCACTTCATCATCTTGTATTATACGTGGATCATCTAATTCGTTAAACCGTTGCATATCTGCATTAAAGTCATCGGCTAGCCCTTCCTTTTCAAGAATGAAAGACTCCCTTTGTGATGTACTTGCAGCGGAAGCTTTCGGACTTTCTGGCACATCATATTGAGCCGGCGTTACTTGTGGGCGCCTGACTAATTCACGCTCTACTTCTAGCGATTCGAGGTAGTCAATATCAGCCTGCACATCATCTTCCCTGGCGCCTTTGTAGACAGATTCAAAATATGCCTCATCGCCCTTCATTGAAAGCTGGTCTAGTTGCTGCTGATAAAAATCAATCTTAGCGCCAGTCTCTAAGTCCATAAAATCATCAACACCGCGCGAAATATCATCGGCAATATCAACAACATCGTTAGCAGTTAACCTGCCACCTCTGAAGCCTATCTCATTCAATGCCTCTGCTATTTCGTCCGGTGACTTCCCGCCCGTCTTTCTAAAAGCCGGCTTTGATCCGCCAAAAGTAAAAGAAGCAGGGTCTAGCCCCTCGGCTTCCATCATTGCCCTGTTTAATCCACCCTGTTCTTGAATGAATCTTTTTAGCGTTGTTGATTCTTCCGCTGTAGATTTAATAATATTCTCTAGCTCAGTCACGCTATTTTTAGCAGCGGAGGCGAACGAGTCATATTCACCCTGTAGTATTTTGTCATAATCGGCCATTGCTATATCGTAAGTAGCTCTCTGGCTTCGGCCATACTCGACCGACTCTTGCATGCGTTGCAGGCTAAGCATTGCAGCATCGACTTCAGGAGTTACCACACCTTCAGCAGCTACCTTACCCCTAACCTTGGAAATATAACCACCCACACCACCAGCAACACCACCTAAAGCACTGGCGCCAATAGCAGCACCAGCAATATTAGTTAGCGCATCTTTATAGGTGTAAGGCGATTCTATGTCTTGCTTATGCTCATAGACAAAAGGCTGAATAGCTAATTCCGTAGCAGTCTCAATTACGGCCGCATTTCTAGCGGCTAATAAAGCGCGACCTGCAATCGATAATGACTTGGCCGTGGTGGCCGGTAGCGCAATAGGCATTGTGGCTATCGAAATAGGATCGAGCATATAAGCATTGGCCATGCCTAAGAACTGGGCCATGCCATTTCCGCGTTCTAAAACATCCTCAGCATAATTGCGACGAACTGCCAGCATATCCCGGCGCTCTTGCTCTAATACTTGATCGGTTTTAATAGACGGGTCGTTTAGGTCGGCTGCTGCTCGGTTATAATCAACGCGACCACGACGATCCATATAATCATCACGGTTTAAACTGTCTTCATCTATTTTCTGGCGGATAAGCTCTTGGCGATTCTGCCAGCCTTCACGGTTTAAACTTTGAGATATAGATAGATCTTCATCAATAGTTAAGCCAACAGACGCGGCAAAGGTTTCACTAAAGCCAGCCTGTGGGATATTAATATCAGGCGTTGCTGTTTGTAGTACTGACCGCTTAGCTGTATCGCTAATAAATGGCATTATCTAGCCCTAGCCTCTCGACGGCGTGTAATAGCTCTACTATGAGATAAAGCAATATTGGTTGTCGCAGTATCCAGGGAGTAGCTGAATATAAACGGCTCGCCATCATTTGAAAATAAAGTACCACCATTAGTTTCCACCATGTATTGATTGGCACCAATGCTTCTTATTCTGCCCTGCTTAATAGCTTCTGCTGCTTCCTCATCAGTGTAATTAGCAACACCACCCCAGCTAGATATAGTCTCAGGCTGCAAATCATCTACAAAGTCTTCGAAATCATCCTCATCCACACCACGCGGAAGCTCTAGCTTAAAGCCGTTTATTTTTGTGATGCCACCAGTAACAGCCATTACAGAGGCTTCAAAGTCGCCGCCATCATAAGAACCATCAATTGCACTGCTAGACGATGAAGAGTAATGACTAATCACAGCGTCCAAAATAGCCTTTCTATCTTGCGGCTCATAAACACCCTCTACCAGATCATTAAAGTCTGATAAGTAATCCGTTTGGCTTGGCGTCTTAACTAGCTTCTCAGCCAATAACTCTTGCCCCTTAAAGATAGCCGACATAACAGGGAAGTCGCCAGTAGCCCCAGCCATAGCAAACTGGCCTGCGTTGTTACTGTCTAGCTGGCCCCATACTGCCGGCGATGCCTGAAATGTAGTAGCTAGGGCGATTTTCTCATCCGTTGTCATATTAGGGATAGAGTCAGCAATCCCCTGGGCTTCGCTGCTAGATAGTGGCGAAACATCCACACCATAATGAGATGATAGTATTTCTGATTGATCAAGCCTCGCCTGGAATGACTCAGGACTACCAATATCCAATGGCAGCTCGTCGACAATCCCCTGCTTAACACCTAAGCCATAGCCATCAGCTAGAGCCAGTTTGTTTATTTCCTGATCAGCTTTGAGGGCGGATGCGAACATTTCAACATCGTCTAGCTGCCCTGTTTGGGCTTGAGACAATACAGCACTTCTATCGGATGAAGACATGACCGAAAATTGTGCAGTGTCATCAATAATCTTTTTAGCTTTCTGTAAATCAGTGCCGGCGATGAGGTTGTTTAATTGTGCCTCATCTTGGGGCGATACTTCAAAACCTAATGATTTAGCGGTTTTGTACTGCCTGAGTTTCGCCGCACCAGCATTAACATCAATTGAAGCCTGCGCCTTTTGGCGGGAAATCTTGCGGTTTATCTTTGTTTGTTCGCCAGCTATAAATCTATCCCACTCATCAGGGGTAAATCCCCCGGGGCGATTGCCGCTCATTTCATTTAGCTGATCAAGCGCGGCCTGTGAGCCTTCGGCGTCAAACGTGCGAGACAATACGCCAGAATTAAACGATTCTCTTTCTTCAAGCTGCACATCTCTTATCTGTGTGGCTTTTTGTGAATCACTTAAATCTGATCGATTACTAATTGAGTCAATAGCTACTGCTAAGCTGGTGCCGGCATTCTCCATATCGCCATCGAATGAGGCAGACCAAGCTTCTCGGCTTCTCTCGGTCGCGTTAACGGCCTGATCTTGATTGCCCTGGTCAACAATAGCTTGTGCCTGCGCTGCCTGTATCTTAGGGCGCTGTCTGGAAATCATCGAGTCAATGGACAGCAGGGCGTGATGCGGGATCAATCCCTGCCATAAAGCCCTTGGCTAGAGCCTCAGCCCCGGTGTTATATGATTGCAGGTCTTGTGAGTTCTCAGCCGCTAGATTGGTAAACGATTCCATAACATCGTTATCAAGGGATTTTATATAGCCTTCCCTTGCTGCGGTATTGAATGCCTTTGCAGATACACCACCAATAAACTTTTCTTCTTTCAGTTCAAGTGCGCCACCGGCTTGTTGTTGTTCTATGCCTGCCGTCTGACCTTGAAGTGTCGCGTCTGCTATTACCTTTTCAGCTTGCTTATTAGTTTGCTGCGCTGCGAAAGCACCGAGCTTATCGCTCAGGCTCATCAATAACTCAGGCTGTCCGGTTGAGAACGTCTGAGGTTGAATGTTAACTGTTTCGGTGAATCTAGCCACAATTACTCCGGTGTTAGTTGAGCTTGAGTAGATGCCGTTTGCAGCAAAGAGGTCGCAGCACCTAGATTAGCCTGGCCTTGTTGAGACTTGGCCCTGGCTCTAGTAGTCAATGCGCCAATACGGGTATTAAACGCATCACGCTCAGTAGCTGTTTGCTCAGCCTCAATAGACTGCTGCAATATAGTCAATGGACTACCCTCAAAGGCTGCTATTCCACTGGCACCGGCATTAGCGTTAGCTGTGGCCATAGCTGTAGCTAGCCTTTCCTTGCGATCAACTTCTCGCTGTGATGCGGCCAGCTCTTGAGTCTGGGCGGTAAGCTCTGATTCTTTAACAGCCTGCCGGCCCGCCTGTACTTGAGTACCAGCCGATAGCAAGCTAGTGGCCACTATTGTAGCCGTAACTGGATCAGCCATTAGACGCTCACCTCTAGATAAGCCGCTAGTATAGTCATTGGCATTGGCTCTTCCTGCGTTATTGTTAAAGTGGCCTCAACATCCCAGCCTTGTAGAAATATGCGCTCCAGTCCCGTATTAGGAATAGGGGCCTCAAATACGTTAACGCCCATTGTTTTATCCGCTATTCGCTGATCATTAACAATTACGCCATTGCTTTCAAACAATTCAACCCCGGCCCTTATTATTCTTTTCGGTAAGGCTGCATTAGGGCCGTTATCTAACTGGATATTTAGGGGCATTGTCTCAATTATAGGCGTAAAATTTAACCCCCCTGTAATGTGGTCAGCAGTTCTATTTATTGTTACTTGCCCACCGCTTACTTCAAATTGACCCATATAGGCACCATCGGCAATAACGTCTATAGTCTCGCCCTCAAGGTGGAACATGCCTGTTAGCGTGTCTGTACCGAAACGCTCAGCACTTGATTCGGTGGTAAAGTCTGGATCTTCTCGCTCAAGCATATAAACAGTGGAGCCACCTACCGTTCTTTTAACATAAGTGTATAAAGTGTCATCAACAACAGCTACAGAAATAATCTCCCCATCAGTAACCCAGCTTGTGAACCCTCTAACATCTTCAGCAGCCAGGGAGTTATACACAGCCATTGAGCCATCAGCGTTCACAAAGTAAGCATAATTAGCGTCTACCGCCGTTGTTCCGCGTGATGCTGCCATTTCGATAGGGTCGTTTATTAGGTCGCTAGGTAGGTCGTTCAGAAAACAACCTGACAAAACGA